CGCCTACACCAACAGCGTAATACTCTCCACCCATATCCGTAGACCAACGACCACTGGCCTTCGCATCTCTAGCTAACTGTATGTCAGGAAAAACATCACGATAGATCTCACTATCAAGCAGGTTCTTGACCTTACGACCAAAACCTACAGCCAATTCCGCCGTGTGCGTTGCCTGAATAATCTTTGTTTCTGGCTTCTGCCCCATAACCCACGCAGGAAACAGATAACTTGCAAACTCTGACTTGGTATGTCTTGGCGGCATATTAACAATCAGACGCTTTAACTCGCCCCTTGCCACACGCTCCAGCTTATCACCAAAAATCTTATGATGACTACCAGCTATGAATGAAGGCCAGACATGCCTTACAAAATCAAGAAAGCTTGTCTGAAGCTCCTCTCTATCATGCAACTCTTTGTACTTGTCTAAATGCTTGCCAAGAGACTCAAGCTCTGCATCAGTCAGAAACTCGGTAGCTATATCAAGGACTTCATCCATTTACTAAGCCGCTGGCATCAATGCCTTTAAGAAGTTGTCTGCTGCCATATCCAGATTGGAAGATACAGATCCACCATTTGCCAGCCCAACAGGATATTGCGACTGTGGACGCGACAGTAACTGTGCGTACTTCTGCATCTCTGACATAACCTGCGGATTAACACCACCTGTCATGGGAGTGCCATAACCAGAAGGCATCGTGCCTACAAATGGCATAGACTGACGAGATGACGGAACAATCACAGGTGCCGGAGGTGGCGGAGGCTGTCCTGTGCCTATTTCTCCCATGTCGAGAGAACCACCTCCGCTGTTTGATACTGGTGTGCATGTGCCATTCACTAAGCTAAACCCGGGTGGGCATGGATCAACTTTAGGCTTAACTGGCTGATCATCGCCACCATCACCGCCGGGATCTCTACCACCGTCAAACGGATTTGGACCTGTGCCAGTGTATGTCTCACCAATGAAATTGGGCATAAATCCACCAAGAAAATTAACACCCTTCTGCATCAAACCACCAAAGGCTTCAGGATCTGGTAGACTTGTTACACCGCGAACCGTGCCATCAGGCTTCGTGTAAATGCCAGTGGCTCTTTTTGCATTAATTTCATCCAAAATATTTTTTGGCGTATTCATAAACGTATCACCAAATATTGACCCTGCGGCACGATCTTCTAATTCATCTAACTGCTCTTGTGTAATGCCACTAAAGCCACGCTCCGCACCCTCTTTGTACATGGAACGATCAGTAAGGTCATAACCCATTTCTTTGGCGTAATCTTGCGCTCGTTGCTGTCTGTCAGAAAAAGTGCCTAACCCACTACGACCCGGGCCTCCACTACGGCCATCATACTGACCAAAGCCAGCAGCAATATCCTCATCAAGATACTCATCTTCTAATCCCAGTAAACTAGGATCTTCTTGACTAGATTTTCTTCCAGTGTTGACAGAAGCAATAGACCCAACTGTCTCATCAAAATCGTCAAACATATTCACGTTAGGGTTCGGCGTCCCCATCGCCATGTCTGGAATTTCTGTATATTGAGAAGGCATGCCACCCAACTCATCATCTCTTAGCTGTCCAGACCTAGCGTCATCACTAAATATGTTGAGTAATTCTGTTGTTTCAGTTGGCACTCTATTTATGTTAGATCTAGGAGTTTCGACTCCACCGCTGTCGCCGTCATCTACATTAAAATCAACACCCTCAATCGCGCCAGTGGTATCCGCTAAATCAGCATCAAAGTCATCAGAACCACCACCACTGGGATAACCACCACCACTATAAGTGTCGGCTGTTACACTGTCTTGACCCTCATCCATGCCGCTGCCAAAATCGTCAAAACTGTCGATGCCGTAACTTTCGTCAATATCATCGTAAGTAGGAATGCCCATAGGACCAGCTTCGCCAGATCCACCTAAAGCTTTTAGAATATCAGCCTCATCTGGCGTAATGTACGACAACATGTGATCCTGACCACGAATGTCAGCACGGCGCGGCGGAACTGCACCGCCGTCCTCAAGACCAATAAAGTTTTTTATACGCTCTAAAATTTTTCTATCGCCACCAAATCCTATGTCTATAGGCTTTTTCTCAGGCTCCTGCTTGAAACCAAGAAAAGTCTGGCCTCTGAAAAGACCTATCTGACCATTCTTCATAACCCTTTGCTCAATTGGCTGTGTACTACCGCCATTAGAAAAACCAACAATGCCACCGTCAGCGTAACCCTGCGGCTCAAATATATCTACTTCAGGTAATATGGGAGGCATGTGCGCCGGAGCCTGCATCATAGCAGGTTGCTGCATCATGGGAGGCTGCATTCGATTGTTTAAAAACTGACGAAAACGCTGCCTGTTATTAGGATCTGTTTGAAAATCCATAGCCTGCGGCTGTGGCTGTGCTGGCGGTGGAGGTGCCATTGGCCCCATGAAACTTGTCATGCTCTAACCCTCTATGAAAAATACACGGGGCCAATGATAGTTTATTATTCAAACTTTGACAACAGATACTCTAACTCGGTCTTTGATTGCCTCAAAACCTTGTCTATATGAGCATCTGTACCCTCCATTCCATTCAACGCACTACACAAACGAGCAATACGATCCTTGTCAAAGTTACTCAAAGTACCTGTCGGCATCAAAACGTCATTACCCTTTGTATTCTCCATATAACGCACAGATAACTCTATCGAACGCGGTATCTCCTGCTCACCACTTTCGTAGTAACAATACATTCGATGACTCACACCCAAAGACCGAGACATGTGCATCTGCGTTACATCAAGTTGCTTACGTTTCTTTGCCAACGTCTTGCCATCCCACATGCTGTAGGACTCTTTAGCCTTGTACATCCTCTACCTCCTCCAGCATACCAGCGTCAATCATGTCGGCAGCAAAAGCCTCAACAGTATCGAACCTGATAGACTTGCCGCTCCAGTCGCATGCAGACCTCGCTGCCATACGCATGAATGTGTTGTCATTGTTATACTCCCACGGAAACACGCCCTTCCATGCTTCTAGGAACGCTTCAGCAGCAGGAGCCTCAAACTCAATTGGATCCTCGCTGATCTTTAATAAATACTTAGGCATTTGCCCCTCCTTTAGTTGTTTCACATAACATAGTGCAAAGATTGCAAACAATCAAGGAAAATATGATGTAAAATTTTTTTTTAAAATTTTTTGGGGCTTGTTTGTGGGGAAGTTGGCGCAACCTTTCGCCCTGTCAAAATTTTTTTTAGGGGTGGTGGTATACCCACCCATCCCCGATTTTGCCACATATTGCCAAGGCATAGGGTACCTTAGATGCAAACATTGCGTTAATCGCCCATAGAGCTGCACCTATGCCGTACAATTGTACTGGTACTACCTACCTACCGCAAAAAAAAAGAGGCGCTGCAAGCGCCTCTAATCGCGTTGTTGTGTAATGCGCTAGTTTAGCGCATTACGTCTAGAGTTTAGATATTCATAGGTTTGGTCATCCAATCCAGCAAAGATTGAAGCAATGCCAAGCCTGTTTTCTGGTAACAATGCCGCCTCGCCTTCTATGGTGCGAGTGACTGATTGGATAGCCTCATAACCGTTTAAATCGTGGTTGCCTTGGCTAGTGCCATACGAATGACCGTAGGCTTGTTGATTGTGGCAAATGATAGCGTCGTCACCATGCTGTTGACGCATTTCAGATACCCTTGCGCGAATGGTTCCGGCATCCCATCCTGTTACATTGGATATTTCGGAAACAGTCGCGCCACCATCACAACGAATAACAGACCACATCATACCAATGCGAGAGCCGTTGCGATATGGTTGCTCGGGTGTAGATGTTTCAACAGTGCGGCTAGCAGTGTAGTCAATGCGGTTAGCGTCACTATGTCTAAACATGGCATCAATAAGCAAACACCATGCTTCAAGCTTGGCAATCTCTAATGTAGCTTGATGTTGTCTAAACTCAATAGTGCCAACCCTTGCCCATGTATCAAGTGAAACGCTAGCAAATTTGCGTCCTAATATCTGGTTCAATTCATTCGCGCTAGTCGCGTTGTTGAATTCGTTTTGATTGCGCCCATTATCAGCAATGCGACGAATGGAATGGCAAAACCTAGCTTGGCAACCATTTTCGCGCCGTGATGGTGCAAGCAATAGGTCAACATCATTTTGCTGGTTAGCGTATCTGATCAGCACATCCTTTACCAATGCCATTGGCATAACATCATGGCATTGGTCATCGGTAGGCATGAAATAACCGTTACGCGATGCCATGGTTCCTTTAGAGTGTGTCCAATAGTAAGCCGGTGAAATATCCTTTACCGCACGATTGCCAATGTGGACATGTAAACCGCATCCCTTTTTTGATACCTTGCCACCATTAGCTTCTACAAATTCCATGACTGCTCTTATGTCATCCAATGCGCCACCTGCACCATGTGCAGGCATTGGTGGAAAGACTATTTCAACATCCACATTAGATGATGCGTCATATTTTACCTGCAACCAATCAAATCCAGCATCGGTTAAAAGAGTGCGCCATTGATCAACAGAACGATATAAACCGCGTTTGTTGTGGAATTCTAATTCAATGCCAGCAGTTAGAAAGCTTGTGTTTGTTAAATAAGCCATTGTTTTCATTACCTTTTTTTTAGTGTTGAAGGCCTACCTTCGGCCCCTTGTCCTATTCTATAGCATGCAAACACTGCATAAACAAACAAAAAAGTGCAATTGTTCGTATTTTTTTTATTATTGATCGGGAGGGCGGGTGTGCGTGCGCGTGAAAGAACGGGGGAACGGTTACTGGCAGCAGCAGCTAACCCCGAACCCGAAGCCCGAAGCCCGACCCGAAGCCCGATTCATTGGTATTCCCCGGCTGGTCCCAGTAAAACCAGAACAATTGTTCGGGTTATTACCAGTGTTGCCCGGGACTGAACAAAAAAAATGGGCCGCAGCACCCGGCCACGGCCCAAAATAACCCGAACAATTTACATCCATGAAGCATATCTCCACCTCCCGCGATCCTCAAAGTGGGCGTTATCCCTCGCGTTGTATAGCTCGGAAGTATCCAAAGAGAAGTCCCGATACCCGTTCAGGATAGTATCGAAGTAATAGCTGCTGGGGCTGTGTATCCCCGATTGATTCATCCGATAGGTTAGCATCCCGTTGATCTCCACCTTGCGATAGAGTCCCGAAGATACTCCCTCGTACCGATCAAGTGCGGCCTCGTCCGCTTCTTCAATACTCCAGATCCCAACAGGCAGCAAGTCCTGCTCGTCCCCTTCTTCTATGTCGGCTACGCCCCGAAAGACAAGCCGCCAATTCGGAAAGTACGCAGACCCCAACGCTTTCGCGGTGGGGCTACGAAGTGCCATCTGGCTTTTGTTCAAGTTAGAGCCATAAGCGAAATATAGTTTACTCATTTGTTTACCTCCATTCGTCAACAACCTGTTCACCTACGATGTAAGCGTACATGTTTACCAGCTTTTCAGGGCTGGACAGGTCAGTTGTTACCTCACCAAAGTTGTCTTGCTCGTATTCTTTGATGGTTTCTATGATTTCAAAAACCTTGTCACCCATCCACTCAATCGCTTTGTGCGTTCCAATAATGTAATAGTCCATATTGAATGCGCGGTGGTGCAGTTCCATCAAGTCGTCTTTGTTGTCTTTTAGCCACTCAGCGTCCTGATCTTTCATCCAGTCCACAAAGTACTCTTTGATTTCTTCATACTTGTAAGTCATGGCGTTTGCCCTCCTTCTGTACTTATATACATAGCAATCATTGCACACACTGTCAACAGGAAAAGAAAGAAAAAAAGAATTTTTTTTCAACGGGTGCCAGTCAGCAGCGCCGGGGAACAACCAGAACAATTGTACTGGTTAGCGCCGGAGGACGCAGCACGGACAAAAAAATACCCGGCTCTCGCCGGGTCAGGTAATGAAAATGTTGCTCCCTTCTAGTCGTGTTTAGAATTGCGCCTCATATTTTGCGGCATGCGCTGGGTAAGCCTCTTCAAAATCAACTAACTTATCAGCCGCTGCAACCATCACCTTAACTTCGGATGGTATGTTGGTTGGTTTGTAACCATCAAGATAGATAGAAAGCATTGCTTCATAAGTTTTGACGTATTCAGCGTATGTCATTATACAGCCCTCCTTTTTAAGTGCAGCCAGTGAGCGGGATAACCCATTAACCCATCTCACTGGCCTAGCCACGATTACAATCACCTAACGGCGTTATACTTTTGGCTTACTCATTATATATAGCAATCATTGCGACCAGGGTCAAGCACAAAAAACAAAAAAAATAAAAAAAGTATCATTTGGTACAAAGCCGCAGCCAACTGGGACCGGGAAGACAACACGAACAATTGTACTAATGAATCGAAGACCGGGAGGGTGCTGCGACCCGGAGTCCGGACGCCGGGAGGATTTCCTCCGAGGAGGGCGCAGCCCCGATCCCGAACAATTGTACGGGTTCCGAAGAAAAAACCCCGGCAGCGCGTGGCTACCGAGGCAGTTCTTCTAAGGGAGGAGTCTTAGAATGACCTCGATGCAACCCCGATGTCAAGCCCGATCCCGATCAAACCCCGATCCCGATGTCCCGAGCAGAACCCCGAGGACCCCGAACCCGAACAATTCTACTGGTACAGGCCCGAAAAGCCCGATGGTCGCCGCCTCCTCCCCCCGCACGGGGTGTTTCATGGGAATATCTGGGTTATCTGCTATCTTCTGCTATATCTTGTGGTTCATGCTCAATAACATCTACATCTGGTGTTACGTTCCTCATCCGTGACTCAGCCAAACGCTTGTACTCAGCCAATTTGTTCGCAATATCCTGCTTTGTGTTCGCTGTGATCTCCTCTTTGACAACGTGCTGCTTGTTAATGAGTAGTCCCGCTGCCTTCAAACGTAGTTCCTCCGCCCTCAATGCATCGCTGAATTTGCCCATCTCCCACGCCTGATCTCTAATCTTTTTTAGATCCCGAATAGATTTGTCGATTGTTACCCCGAAACGAGCCTGTGTCTCCAGTCTCATCTCCTGTAGGCGTTCTGCTACGACTGGGTTACGCAAAAGCCGTACAGCTTGCACTGTGGGGTTTTTGTACCCTGCTTGCCTAGCCGCTTCGGTCTGTGTCATATCCTTGTGCAGATACATATCCAGAAACTGTTGCTGCTGGGGTGTTAATCTTTTGTGTCCAGCTAACCGCTGTTCCTTTGGTAGATCTTCTCCGACATTCGGCATTACGCCCTCCTAAGTAGAACAATTCTTCGGGTTGCATTTGGCAGCAACCACACGTTACAGGGTATAGGTTTGTTTATACCTATACCCCTATGTAATAGGGTAAAAAACCCAAACCTTAAACTTTGAGCCTTTTCAATAACTTACGACCCCTATTTTGCTTTGTTTGTGCTATCATTGCAAACCCAAACCAAAACCTCTTAACCTATTGATACATAACAACTTTATGAACTTTGGGGTACCAACTTTGGGTTTCTAAACTTCTAAACCCAAACAAGAACGTATCAAGAACGACCCCCATTAACATAATAACAATCTACGCAATTACCATTTGAAACCAGACGATCTGAAACATGCCCATGTACACAAGCATTTCCAGTAAAGAATGTTTTTAATCCCTGTTCTTTAGCTTTATCACGGCTGATCTTTTGCCTGTATACTGGATTGTCACTCACCAATCTAAGAGCGTCCTTAATTTCTTCTATTGTAGGCACCTTCATTCTATTTTCCTTTCCATGTAAGGTATGTTCCCGAACCCATAAGCACTGCTCCGATCATCAGCAGTACGACATGTAACCAGAACAATTCAAAGCTATGCGGCATAGGCTCGACTGCTGACATCAGCAGCACAAGAACAAATCCCGCGCCAGTCATATAGTTTCCTGTTTTAAATCCCATTGTAGCCTCCTTAAAACCCCTTTCTAGGGTATCCATGTTGTTCAATAAGCTTGCCCTGCTTGTTGTAGATCCATCCTTTAATGTATGTATCCTCATCAATGAATGACTTACCCTTTACACCATATTCTATTTTCAGAACATTTTTGCCATCAAGGTGATTATCAACAAAGTCCTTACTGACAACATCAATGATAATATCAAACATCCTGTGATCCAGAATGCGTGATATTGTTTTTTCTTCAGCGTCTTCGCTGCCATTGTCTTCAAGGTAATTTTTTTCAAAATTCATAGCAAACGAGCCATCATCTGAAAAAGTCGTTGGGTCTACGATCATCGTAATATCCACGAACAATTTGTCTGGATCTTGCATACGGTCATACACATTACTCAATCCCAACATTTTGTTTATGTCATCTTTTGCATGGGTATGAAACAACGAGGCTGATTTATCAGCCTCATCTATTTTACCATTTTTATGGAAGTATTTTGTCACGAGATCATGCCTACCGTTAGGCTTTATCTCCATGTCATAAATCTCCACCATGTCCCATGTTCCATCAGAACCAGAGTCACCTTGAGGCCAATGGCGATTTTTCAAACCCATCGCCACAAATTTTTTGACCTCTTCAACACTCTCTAGTCCCATCGTTGCGTGATGTTCATTCACTAATGCGTAATATGGCATTGATCCCTCCTTTTGCCCTTATTTAGCTTCTAGTTTGTAATCATGGATAATCGTACCCAACTCTGGGTTGCCTCTTATGTGAGGCGGTATCCACGTTGGCTCACTACGCCCTCTGATACGTCTATGGTGTCCTCTTACCCAATGCTCCCTCTTAGGCGTTCCATGCCCTGTAAACATCTGCTCATAGATCTTTACACCACGAGGCTTGGGTAACTGGATTGTCACCAGCTTGTATTCGTTCTTCGGCACCACACGACCAAAACGCATATGATCAATTTTCTTTGGTGGCGTTGTGCTTAAATGAATAACCTGATCGTAATTAAGCGTACTAAGTAACGCGATCAGAAACCTGACATCGCCCATTCCAAAACCTTGCTCATCACCATGACCGGGCAAAAAGTTACGCCTGACTAACTCAGACATTTCATCTTTTTCCCAACCCATTTTGAATTTTTGTGCAGGTATAGACCAGTGCATAGCCGCCGTTTGAACGATGCCACATTTAAACATAATATCGTCCAAAAACTCTTTTTGAACAGGGTCTTTACTATGCTTTGCGTAATACCAAGGCGCAAAAATAATATCAGAAGTCACTTGATTGTAATTTGACGCAAGCATCTCATTTTGATCAGAGAACATTCTGTCACTATTAGAAATCGAAAAACCTAATGGATAGGCTCCAATCTGCTCTACACCTTTTTGTGTTGTTATTTGATATTTAGCGTAAATGATTTTGTCGTTTACTTTACGGATGTGATACCCAACTCGTGAACCATCAATATCCTTATCATTAAACTGAATATACATGTCTGGGGTATATTTATCATGCGCCTTTTTTCTTGATTCCAAACGCGCATGTTCATCCCACTCTACCCACATGCTGTCAAAGCACGGCATAGCCCTATGCAACATCGCCAGCAATGTTTGTGGCTTAACAAAAGACGCTTTAACAATCTCGTCCAGAAGTGTGTTGTCCACTATAAACTTTTGCATTGTTGCCATATCAGCTTGCATATTTCGCCTCATGGCTTCAGCGACACTGCCGCCAGAATACATAGCAAAACCCTTCCTTGGTTCAGCCAAGGCCGCTTGCACCATGTTCGCCAGAACAGGACCGCCTTCTTCATTAACCAAATTGCGCTTTTTCATGTCATCAGCCATACGCTCAACGCCATCCCATTTATTTGTCTCAGCCATAAACAACCTCCCCAAATGTACCTAACTGCATGATATGATCTGCATCATCAGCATCCCAATCGCCACCATTCATGATTACTATCTTCCTATCATCTGGTAACAACTGAATGCCTTTCTGAATAACGTCTGACGACCATAATGTAACAGTCTCACCATCATCATCTTCCCATTCATCACCACCATGACGAATGATGATGTGAAAGTTTTTGATAAGATCATTGCCATCTTTAATTTTGAACTCCTGACCATAATCAACATGATCAATCCAATAGTTACTGCCGCCTTCAAGTACAGTAACCCACAAATCTTCAATCAGCTTTTTCCACTCATCATCTGTGGGCTGATATGTAATTGTAATTTTAGGAGCCATCATTCTCTAGCCTCAACCTTGCCTTGATTAACATTGACTGCGCTTCCTGCAATCCACCTGCCGCGCCAAGTAACAAACCAACTTCAGCTTCGGTAGCATCACTGGTAACTAAACTATGCACAGCGTTGATCGTTTGATTAAGCAACGCTTGCACCTCCAAATAATTTGTTGATCTTTGCATGTTAACCTCCATTGATAGTCGCTGATAACAGATATAAGAAGTGATTGCATACTTGTCAATAAAAAAACTAAGTATTTTTTTCACACTCTGCCGCACATGCAAGATAACCGCATCCATCAACATAATTATCTTCGTGACTCACGTTACTTTTAATACGAGCAATTTTTAGCAGACTCATCATTACACCTACATCGCCCGGGGTAATGTCCATTCCCAAGTGAATCGACCAGTAACGAGCAATTGTTCGGAAATTATCCTCCATCGCCCCGTGGTCTGCTGCTCTGTCCTTCGTTACATACTTCTTTGCTGTGTCCAGCACTTCAGCCCTTTTCATACGTTATCCCTCGCTGTAACAGCTTCATATTCACCCCGACTCATAGGACCATCAACTGCTCCGAGCCATACCCTGCCGCCTGTTGCGGTCAACTGAAACTTATCAATCCGACCATCCTGCTGCAATGTGCGAACATATCCTTCCAACGTCTGCTTCCCGATGCCTTGCAGTATCTCAGGAGCATCAGCGTCCTCCGAACGCTTATGAACCCCGTTGTTGCCACTCATATGAGTTAGAGCCACACCTTCGCGCTCACAATGAATAATCCAATCAAACATGGCATCCATCTTCATCTCAAGCATCGTGCCACTACTCAGTGATTTAATCTCCTCAGTACGATCATTCAGCAGCCCAGTCATTGGATCCCGGACAAAATGCCGAACATTTCTACTGGCTGGCCCGTTAGACTTGACCACAGCGCCATCAAAACAACTGTTGCGCTGATATGGTAAACCTAACCGCTCACATGTCTTTTTGCCACGAGCCGTATCGACCTGCCACATGGCAAATGAAGACCTGACACCATCAACTAATGCTGTTGTACCCCTGATCAGGTTACGAGCTTGTTCTGGTGTTTTAACAACTGCATCGTCTTTGATCTTGGTCATGTGATGACAAACCAGTACAGATGCACCTGTTTCTGTTGCCATACGAGCCAGCAGACCTGTTAAAGCAGCGCCAGCAGCAGGATCAGCGTTGACATCCGCATGAACAAAAGATGCCAGCGGATCAAATACGATCAATTTCAAATTACTCATCTGCAAGATTTGTTCGTATATCTTCTCGAACTCCGCTGTTGTGCTGAACTCGCCGTTGGACTCATTCATAATTGCAAACACGCCGCCCACATTTGGAAGCGACACAATCTTTAAATCATGCGGATAACCACGCCTTTCTTCAAACGGATCAAGCCGCTCAACCCGCCTGTGCATCTCGGATTCGTCATCTTCAGCAGTGAAGATAACCACGTTCCCGAACTCTTTAACCAAACCGCCAAACGTGTTTGTCATTGGCTTTCCAGATGCCACCTTCATGCCCATGTCCAGTGTCATCATGCCCTTACCAGCATCACCTGCCGCAGCAAACAGAATGGGAACTCCGAGCGGAAACGTACCATCAATCAAGAACTTTTGTTCTGGTGCAGCCCCGGCAAACCGACTGACAAGGAACGAATCATCAAGAAGGTTAATATTTGTTTTGGTTATCTTTGCTTTAGTGTTAACAAATTCTTCAATGTTATAGCCCTCAGATAAAGCATCTGAAGCATCCCAACCTTCAGGTTTACCCATTGGCGGTGTAAGCATTGTTACTGACCTAGCCCCAGCAGCCAAAGCAAAATCCTGTATGAGATCAGCCAGCTTTTTGCCAGCAGGATCGTTATCAGGCCACAAAATAAGCTCTTTGTTCTGCAATGGGGAAAAGTCAAATTGGTGAGCCGTCTTCTTTGTTAATGCACCAGCCCCACCAATCGTACAGGTAGCTGTGTATCCAGCATGGTTTAGAGCATCAGCACACTTTTCGCCCTCAACCCATATAACACGATCAGAGGCTAATACATTCGGAATGTTATATAACGGGCGTATATCTGGGAACTTGGAATATGGTGAGCCTTCGACAAACGGCCTAAACTCTTTCTTTGGCTTGCCCTTGGTGTTCAACATGGGATTGCCAGCAATATCCTTTACATTGTATCTACGGACTGTGACAAGCACCTCACCATCAGCGTTGGTGTACACATATTCTGCATCATACGGTGAATTAGCGTTGTACTGCGGCCTGATAGGATTTTCTATCGGCGCATTATCCCGAACAATTTCAGGACCAGTGCTGTCGAGGTAACTGGCAAACATCTCCTTTATTTCTGGAAACTTCATGCCACGAGCTTCCATTAAGATCTTTACAATGCCTCCGATGCCAACACCGCCGTTGAAATCCTGACCTTGCATGAAGTGCTGCGAGGCAGTGTCAATGTTGATTTTTAACGATTGCCCCGGATCACCAAGCAGTGAACCTATATAAAATGTTTTGCCATGAACACGCCCAGCAGGGAACGTATCCTGCAAAATACGAATTTGTTCGCCTTTGGGGACTTTACGAGAAATCTCCTCAACTACGTCATTACTACTAGATGTAGTATTGCCAAACCTTATTACACTCATTATATTGATCCTCGTTAAGCATTGTTTTCAACTAGGGGCGGCTCATACCGCCCCTTCTTTTTGCCAGCAAGTGTTACGGAACTCGCACCACTTACAAATAAAATAATCATTATTCTGTGCGACACGCGGCAGCATGTCGTTAGCTTCTGTAGCTTTCAGGATTTGTACTGCTTTGTCACTGGTGGCTTGTGCAAGCTCACTGTTGAACGGAACCATCTCAATGTATATCTCGCTCGTGTTTTTGTTTAACACCGTGAATACACAAGGGTTTTCAGTAAGATCCATGTAGGCTTGATACAAAGCAACCTGCGCTGCGTACACCGGGTTGGCTTCCGCCACGCCTTTGCGAACAAATTCATTGAACTTCTTTTCAGATGCTGACTTACACTCCCACAACATAGGGTATGAAAGGTGCAGCGGACCACCACATATGACCCCATCAATATGACCCCTGACTTCGCCGCCAGCGGTCTCAAAACCAAATTGTTCGCCTTTTTTTTCTGTCCGCAGGTCAAAGCCAGCGTCACGGAAGTACATAATCATCATGTCTTCGATGGTATGCCCGAGTCCAAATATGCGTAATGTCTTCGCAGGAAACCCTTTACCCTCATCAACTTCTTGGTTCATGTAACGGTACTGGAGCTTGCGTGAGCATGGATCACCAAGGCTAGAGGCACCAAGATACCTGCGCTTTGGTTGCTTGCGTTCTTTTTCTACAATCGCCCGATCAAGCTCTTTAATTATATTTTCTGCATCAGAAAGGGATGTCCGA